ACGACATAGATCATTTACATACCAAGAATTTTCACAGCGATACGCTGACTCTTCAATGCTCGCTGAAGAAATTCCTATATTTGAATTACGTCGTCAGGACGATAAGAATAGACAGAATAGTATTGATGATGTTGATGACTTTACAAAACAAGAGTTTGATATTAAAATAAAAAGACACTTTGAAGAGAGCATGAAACTCTACAAACAGTTACTTGATCAAGGTATTGCTAAAGAGTGTGCGAGGTTCGTACTCCCTCTAGCAACTCCTACTCGTCTTTACATGACGGGATCTTTACGTTCTTGGATTCATTACATTGATCTACGTTCTGCACATGGAACGCAAAAAGAACACATGGACATTGCTAATGGTTCTAAACAAATCTTTATCGAGCAATTCCCAATCATATCAACCGCACTGGAGTGGATTTAACATGCCTTTATACCCTGTAATAAATAAAAATACTCAAGAGAAAAAAGAACTCAATATGAGTATTAGTGAGTATGACCAGTGGAGGAAAGACAATCCTGACTGGGATAAAGATTGGCACGCAGGTGTAGGAGGTGTAACTTATGGCACACCTAAACAATCAGATGGATTTAAAGAAGTAATGTCTAAAGTCCAAAAAGCACACCCTACAGCAAACTTGAGTAGATACACCTAAATTATGGCACGAGCAAGAAAAGGAACTAACCAACCTAAAACATTCCCGAACGGTATGTCAAGGAAACAAATGAAACGTAAGAAACCGATTGACAAGTCTTACATGACAGAGGTCAAACCCCTTACCGACAATCAGACAACTGCGTTTGCTCAGTATTCTGAAGGTAAGAATCTTTTGTTACATGGTGCTGCAGGTACAGGTAAGACTTTTATCACACTCTACATGGCACTTCAAGAAGTCCTTGACGAAGAGTCTCCATATGATAAGATATACATTGTAAGGTCACTCGTGCCGACTCGTGAGATTGGTTTCCTACCAGGTGATCATGAAGATAAGTCTGCCTTGTATCAAATTCCTTACAAGAACATGGTCAGGTATATGTTTAGTATGCCTGATGACAATTCATTTGACATGTTGTATGACAACCTCAGAGCACAGGAAACTATTAGTTTCTGGTCTACAAGTTTTATTCGCGGTGTTACCCTTGATAATGCTATCGTTATTGTAGATGAATTTTCTAATCTCAATTTCCATGAACTCGATTCAATGATTACTCGCATAGGTGAGGACTCAAAGATTATGTTCTGTGGAGATATCACTCAAACTGATTTAACAAGAGAGAATGATAAGAATGGAATCTCAGATTTCATAAAGATTCTAGAACAGATGCAAGAGTTCTCTTGTATTGAATTTAGTATCGGTGACATTGTTCGTTCTGGTTTAGTTAAGTCATATCTAATTTCAAAATATAATTTAGGATTCTAAATGTTTAAATTTGTGAATGTCGATGTCAATGAAATTGATGTCGAACCTGTGAACGAGAATGGAGTAAGATACTATCCAATTCCTGGTGCTGATAAATATTATCCGAGCGTGACCTCAATCACATCTTTCAAGAACGCACAATTCTTTAAGGATTGGAGAAATAAAATTGGTGAAAACGAGGCTAACCGTATCACTGCTCGTGCTACTCAACGAGGTACAGCATTTCACAACCTTGCTGAAGATTATTTCAAAGGTGAATTAAACACTGACAAATACTTGGAAAATAATCCATTATCTGTTAGAATGTTTCAAGCAGCAAAATCTACACTAAACCAAATCGATAACATTTATTGTCTAGAGACTTTTCTCTATTCACACTATCTTGGTTTAGCAGGTCGAGTGGATTGCATTGCTGAGTTCAATGGCGAGTTAGCAGTGATAGATTTCAAAACTTCTACTAAAGAAAAAAAAGAGGCTTACATCGAAAATTATTTTGTCCAAGAGACTGCATATGCAGCGATGTTCCTCGAACGATCAGGAATTGAGGTAAAGAAAATTGTCACACTTATCGCCACTGAAGAGGGATCTATACAAGTATTTGAGAAGTACAATCTTGATGACTATCTACAATTACTTAAAACCTACATCGAAGAATTTGTTAGGGGAAGAAATGTCTAAAGAAAAACTCGAAGATAAATTTCTTACCGCAAGTAAATTCTCTACTGAGATTGAAAGGTTAGTAAAGAATAGTAATGGACTCATTACTTACATTGAAGCAGTAGTTACTTACTGTCAAGAGAATGAAATTGAAGTGGAAACAGTTCCCAAATTAATTTCAAAACCATTAAAAGAACGTCTCCGTCATGAAGCACAGAGACTAAACTATATGAAAGCATCATCTAAAGGAGTTTTACCATTGTGACAGGGTTTGAAGTGTATAAAATGTATCTTGCATTAAAAAATCACTTCACCAAAGATAAGTATGATTATCAAAAATACAATGGCAAAGTATCTGCTAGTGAAAAATCATTTGAAGAGAGACGTGATCGTTTCTTTTTTAAGAAGTTAGCGACAAAGTATTCTGAGAAAGATGTCTTAGGATATTTCGTCGCTAATTTTATTAAAGATCCTAAAGGATACATTGGTTCTTTTAGTAGGGAAGTCTACACCCAATGGAAGATACATCAGGAGTCTTTCACATATAAATTCAAACAAGATGTGAATCTTTTACTAGAAGAAACAGATAATAATTTCGATAACATATTTGTTTCTACAGGACAACATCCTCCATTGTTAAAAAGATACTACGCAGGTGAAGTAGATCTAGAAACTCTAGTAGTTTTTGAGCATTGTTTAGGATATGCTGACAACCTAGATAGAGTAATCAAAGATCCTATATGGAAAGATACCAAGAAAAGGATAAAAAAATATGAACCTTTTCTTGATATTGATTGCCGAAAGTACAAGACCGTTATTTTAGAAACAATTAAAGTAAAGTTATGACTACATTTTTTCAATCAGAACAAGTTCAAATAAATTTACAAGACATCTTTAATAGATACCAAGAGATTGCAGCTATGAGTCAGCGTCTTCCTGAGATGTCTATGGAACAGAGACGAGAGCATATTGAAGACTGTAAGGATCTCATTGAGAAACAAAGAACTTTCTATACACGCTTATCTTTATCTGCTCCTAACGATCCAGAGGCAGCAGACATGAAGGAAAGAATCAATGCTCTATCAAATGCGTTTGGATTTAAAGACTTAATGGAGTGTTTGGATACAATGATTACCACTTTAGAAAAAGCATATAAGAACGGAGGTTGACGAGGTATAAATAGTGTGCTACGATTACACAGTAGCATTAATACATTCAATACGGAGAATACGATTATGTCTTTCGCATCACTTAAGAAAGCATCTAAGGCAGGTGGAACCTTGTCTAAGTTGACACAAGAGATCGAGAAACTAAACCAACCTAGTAGTGGAGGAGGTGCTGATGAGCGTCTCTGGAAACCTGAGTTGGACAAATCAGGTAACGGTTACGCTGTTATCCGATTCCTTCCTGCACCAGATGGTGAGGAAATGCCTTGGGCAAAGATTTGGAGTCATGCCTTCAAAGGTCCTGGTGGACAATGGTACATCGAGAACTCTCTTACCACTATTGGTAAGGATGATCCCGTTGGAGAGTTGAACAGGGAACTTTGGAACAGTGGCAAAGAGTCAGATAAGAATATCGCTCGTGCTCAGAAACGTAAGTTGTCTTACTACAGTAACATCTACGTTGTGAGTGATCCTGCACACCCAGAAAATGAAGGAAAAGTATTCCTTTATAAGTATGGTAAAAAGATTTTTGATAAACTCGTTGAAGCAATGCAACCTGCATTTGCAGACGAAACTCCTATCGATCCTTTCAATTTCTGGAAGGGTGCTGACTTCAAGTTGAAGATTCGCAAAGTCGATGGATACTGGAATTATGACAAGTCTGAGTTCGCAGCACCTAATACATTAGGTGACTTTGATGACGAGCGTCTAGAAGAAATTTGGAAAGAGGGATACTCTCTTGCCGAGTTTGAAGATTCTAAAAACTTTAAGACATATGAAAAACTTAAAGCACGTTTGGATCTAGTCTTAGGTAAAACAAATCCTACAGTTAAGTTTGACGCTGAAACTCTTGAGGAGGAAAGTCCTTTAGAAGATTTAAGTGAGGGAAAAAACTGGGGTAAAGAAGTATCTGACTTTCGAGAGAAAGCAGTTGCTGCCTCTCCTCTAGAAGATGAGGAGGATACAATGTCTTACTTCGCAAAACTTGCTGAAGAGGACTAATTATAAACTGGCACAAGGGGAGTGGCACTCACTCCCTTTTTTGCTATAATATAACTATAGTTAAAGGTTTCCCATGAAAGCAGCACTAGCAGCAATTTTACTCCTATCATCTGTTCCTGTAAATGCAACAGAAAGTCTTGGAGATCGTAGCAATCGTGAAGCATATGCACAGCAGAGATTGTTTGACTCTCAAGCAGGTTATGCTTATGAGCATAATTGTTTCCGTTACGATTATCGTGAGGAGTATATACCTGGTACATCAAGATCACCAGGTTATGTTAAATCTTACAGAGAAAAAGTTAGAATCCCTTGCGGTTATAACTCAACAAGAAGAGTATACAGAAACTACTCACCACCTTCAGTTGATGGAAATGAATGTGGCGATGGTAAACTTGCAGGTGGTATCTTAGGTGGTGGAGCAGCAGCAGCGATGTCAAGAGGTGACGGTCGTTGGTGGGCAATTCCTCTAGGTATTGTAGTAGGTAGTTCTATTGGATGCGACATGGCAGGTGGATAATGCATGGAGGAACTAATAAAGAATTTCCCACTCACGGATGTACTTGACGACATGAGTGAGGAAAAGATACGCAAGGTAGCATACACTAAGGAAGAAGTTGATGTCATGATTTCATTTGCTGTTGAGAGAGCAGTTGATGAAGCACGAAAGATTGATGAAGCATCAATGGCAAAACACAATCGTGATGCTACTGTGATCTCTATGATCTTAGGATTCACAGCACTTGCATTATTTGTAGATGGTCTGCTAAGATTATTAGGCATCATTCCTCCTTTCATGGACATTGATATAGATGTTCTTGATAAGATTGTTGATAGAGTAGAGAATGATGTTGTCGATAAGATTAAACAAGTTCCAATACAGAAATTATTTCAACGATGAATGACATTACAGTTTTTATATACCTTGTATTTTTCGTAGCACTATTCGGTGCTACGTTTGCTTTTATGTTTAAAAGTATGACAGCAGTGTTTGATGAGATGGACAAATCACCAACTAAGTCTTATGCTGATGCAATGAGAGCATACACACCAAAGAAAATTGTAACTAGAATGACTCATCCAGAATTGGATAGAGTTGATGAGTATGATGATGACAAACTAATGAAGTCATTAGACGCACGCATACAAGAGATAGAAGAAGACGATGAGGATGAAGGTGATGGGGATATACCTGCTAAACCTTATGTGGGTTCTGGAATCTAAAATTGATTTTTGATTACCAGATAACCGCAAAAAAAATCCCGCCAAAAATTTGACCCCTTTAGTTTTTTTATGAGTGACATACATTTTAAAAAGCACAGAGTTTTTAGAGAAACAGAAGACGTAATCTTTTATGACATCTCAGTGGAAGAATCGAATGCTAGTGATCTTGTTGTTCATACTGGGTCAGCTATATCTCCACCTAATGACGTGGTGGGTGCAAAATCATTCTACATCCATGGATTCCAAGATGACTACAACAGAGTGGTATCGGGAGAGAGAACGTTTGAATTAGTCAACACCTCATGGAAATATCCATATCATATTGTTCGTTTAGATGTACATAGTGGTGCATTGATTATACCTCGTGGAACATTTCATAGGTCAGAGTCAGGTAAAGATGGTTCTATAGTAATTAATCAAGCAAAAAGATATGATGGGTTTGATCCAAATGCCGAGTTCTATCCAGTTTCTTGTGCTACTAACATGGATTTGTATAATATACTTACTAGAGAGAAACCAGTAATACATAGGTTGGGCGAATGAAATGTTGGCACTGTGACACCGAACTAATATGGGGAGGTGATAATGATTGTCCTTATGCAGAAGAGTATAGTTTCGTAACTAATCTTCACTGCCCTAAATGTGACTCTTATGTTGAAGTCTATTATCCAAAGAGGAAAGATTAATGAAGCATGTTTTATTTGATTTAAAGGAATGTCTTATACCTTCTTCACTAGATGATGAGGAATATGTAAAAGAGACTTTGATAGAAGCAGCAAAGGTTGCTGAACTAGAAGTCTTAAAGGTTGACACTCATAAGTTTGAACCTCATGGTGTCACTGGTTACGCTCTACTTGCAGAGAGTCATATTAGTGTACACACTTGGCCAGAGGATAATGTTGCTAGATGTGATTTATTTTCATGTAAACCTGACACAGATTATAAATCTGTGATACAATATATGCAGACCCGTTTTCACTCAATGGAAGTTAAAAGATGGGGATGCGACAGATCTAATTGGATTTAATTATGAATGACACTGACTTTTCACGCATTGCAAATTCCTTAGAGAGAATTGCCAATGCATTAGAGCACTTCAATATAGAGCATGCTCACATTGATGATATTGATCACAACCATATTGAAGGTGATGTAAACACACACGCTAAGACTTGGTAATGAAGGAATTTGATTATGAACTCGATTACAAGAGACTTGATTTTACAGACGAGGAAACTCGTAAACTTTATCGTATTGGAAGGGGAGAGCAAGGAGTTCTACTGGTTCGCCCTTATACTAACGATA